TTTGCCAAAACCGAATTATCATTGACAAGAGAGCCTATTTTTGATAAACTATTATTACTTCCTCCTGAGGGACTTATCCCCATATCAGAAAGGAAGGGGTCCTTGACAGATAAGTTGTCAAGTGGCGCTTTAAAGTTTTTAGCTACCCCTCTCACATCCGTTTTAGGAAATTTATTAAAAATTTCTCCTGCTTTTCTCTGCATAACCAAATCATAAATCGGCTTGTTTTTATTTACATCCCAAAGATATTTTTTCATGAAATAATTTGTAGGTATACCCTCAGGAGAAAAACCTTTGGCAGAAATATCCGCATCCATGAAAGTATCGGCTAACGTATTGGCCATGCCCCGGCGCTGGCTGTCTTTCACAAAGTGTTCAATCCCGTCTTTTCCGTCCAAATATAATCCCATGTTTATCTTTTTTGCCTTTTCCTGAAGAATTTGTGCCGCTTTTTCCGGAGATATTTCCCCCAAAAACTCTCGCTCTGCCATCGGCATTTTTTTCAGTTTTCCAGCTATCTCATAAATTTCCAAATCTCCCAAATTCTCAAGCCGCTTATATATAGGAGCTACTTCTCGTTGCGCTCTATCAGCTACTTCGGCAATACTGGCACCTCGTGTCTGTGAACCGAGTACATTGTCAATAAAACTTCTCAGTTCCTGCGGCTGTCTTTCTTTCGCCGCTTCAAGCGTTGATTGTAAAGCATATCCTGCCCGCGGTGTTTTTTGCCTTATTCCCTGTGCAACATCCACTATCGGCGCTTCCGCAACTTCAATAATACTTTTGCCTCCACGTTCCGCATCTTGTAATGCCTTATCAAACACATCTTTTGCGTATTGCTTATTACCGGTATTTTGGGCAATATCCTTTTCTAACTTAGCAGCAGTTTTAACCGCCGGGGGAGTAGAAGTAAAGACACGTCTCAGACCCTTGGCACTTCTCCCAATGCCGTGAATTCCAAACGGCAATGCGGCGCCGAAAGCCGCGCCCCAGGCCACATTTTCCGGCAGTTCATCCATACTGTCCGAACCCGTTGCGCCGTAGGCCGCACCTTCCAAGCCGCCGCTGGCGCTTGCAAGTTTCAGACCCTTTAGGCCGGCTTTGCTCAAACCTTTGACTAACGCACCGCCCGCGCCCTGCATATTTCCACCCAGCTCAGAAGCAAATTTTGCCGCTTTATTCCAGCCGCCCAAACCGGCACTTTCCGCCGAGCGCTGCAAATCCGCGTCAAGCGACGCCAAATGACTGCCCATCTTTCTGTCCAGCCAATCCGTCGCGCCCAGAGTTGCGCCGCCGGCCACTCGCCCCAAACCAGAAACAACGCCCTGCCCGAAGCCCTTCACCCCTTCTTTCGCTATATCCAAAGCCCCGAACCCTTGCGGACGAAGGCCGGCGGCAAGCCCTGCCGCTTCCGCCTTCTGGCTCTCCGTCAGCGGACGCAATCCCTGACGCAACCCGTTGTATTGCTGTTTTTGACGTTCAAAAGCATCGGGAAATTTTTGCAAAATCATTCCCCGGATTTCTTCCCGCGACATATTATCGGGAAAACGGATTTTTTGTCCGTCCGGCATTCTCACTATCGGCATTTTCTAATCTCCATTAAAAAAAGTCTGAATAATCAACCACATCATCAGTAACCATGTCAGAAACTGACAATTCATGTATTTTTTTTGCTGCTTCAGTCATATAATCCAAAGCGCCTAAAATCTCTTCTGCCGAACTGTTCTCATTCAACCCGGCTGTAGCCATTTCTATTTCTCTGGCCGTATTCATTCCGCTTTGTCCATTTGCTTTGGCCTGAGCAATCAAATCGTTGCGAATGCTGCCGAGATTGCGAATAACTTCACCGCGTTTTCTCAAATCATCGGCTTTCATACCAAACGTTCCTCCGGTGTATCGTGAAACAGCCGCACCAATCGGCGCATAAGGCCCAACTACATTCGGATTTTCTTTGACTAGATTTTTCAGATTATCCAAATTATAAACAGCATTTCGGTAATTCTTATCTGCGTTGGCGGCTATTTTTTGTTGTTCAGCTGCATTTTTTCCTGCTTGCGCCAAATATGCGTCATCATATTTTTTATTACCGGTCATCACATAACCGTTGACTACATCCCCCGACTGATAACCGGTATTCTGAATTGATTGTTTTGCCATTAACAACGCCAAATCGTTTTGAAACTGCCGTTGTTCGTCTTCCAGTTGGCGGTTTCTCTCCTCCGCCCTCAAACCGGCATCATAGTTCCGGGCATCTGCAAGGATGTCAGCATTATATCGGCGCTCATCCTCTTTCCTGCGATCATACAGACCTTCATCATAAGTGCGTTGCAAAGCAAGCTGATCCGCATTATAGTTCCTTTGATCCTGCAACTGCCTTGCGGCATAATCGCGGCTATCTTGAGTACGCTCCCAATAACGCTCGTTATTTCTTGCCTCATCCGCCAAAGCCCAATCGCGGTTCTGAAGAGCCTGATTTACCGCAAATGCCCTTCTTTCTGCTGCCTGATCTGCTTGAAATTCTCGGTCAAGCCGTGCCTGATCCGCCTGAAAACTCCGACCAAGTTCATTTTGGCGGGTGGTATTTGCCCAGCCTTCACGGGTAAAAGCCTGCCCGACATCCCGATCTTCAACCGCCCACTCCCTCGCCAAATTGGCTCTTTCGTTTGCATACTGATTATTGATTGCCAATTGCTGCAATGTTCGCTCAAATGCCGCGTTTGCCGCTTCTTTCTGCGCTTCAATTTGCCGGTTAAGCATATCGGTCTTAAAATCCCTGTCCCTCTGCTCTTTAGCCAGAGCGTCGGCGCGTTCCTGCTGCTTTAAGGCCAACCGATTGGCATATTGCCGGTTTTGGTTTAATGTACCGACCGTATTGCCGGCGCCGATAACCCCGTATCCGAGCGCATCCTGCAAGTTACCGCCGGTCAGGGCAACACCCAAACCTGCACCGAGGCCGCCCCAAAGCGTACGTCCTGCGTTTGAACCGGCAAAGTTTTCGAAACGTCCCCATGCGCTTTGCGGACGCGCCTGTTGCTGCTGCCTCTGCCGCTCTTCCGCCATCCGCAAAACATTGTCTACCGGCGTCGGATCGTTGACGTCTCCGGTTTCAGCAATCCTGTACATTCTGCTTAAATCCATAAGAAAAAACTCCATAAAAAAAAGCCCTGAACCCCAACGGGCGCAAGGCTTGACACAGTATTACTTTTGTCTTATAAAAGAAAAGTCCGTTGCTGGAACAACGGACAATTTACCTAACCAAAGGAGCTAAGCCTTAATCTTAACTTCTTTATGAGGTTAGGATAACCTATTTTTGCTTGCCAGTCAAGTTAAAATAGATTTTAGGCCTGCTCCTTATATTTTTATAAGGAACTACAATGATAATAAGAATTATGCTTATAATCAGAAAAATCAAGATACTTTTCTATGTGAAAAAATCTTGAGCCTAAAAGCAAGGGGCGGAGAAATCCGCCCTTTGTTATTTACTTAAGCGCCCAGTTGGTCAAAGCTTCCCCGCCGGGACCGCCGAGATAACCGCCGGCAATCGTCCCCGCCGCATTGGCAATTCCGCTCCACAAATTATTATTGTTGCTGTTGGCCAGTGCGTTCTGATAAAGATTATTGCTCGCCTGATTGGCGGAACTCATCATATTATAAGGTACCTGATAATAGTTCATCAACTGGCTTAAAACATTTGCAACCCGGCTGTCTTCGCTGTTCATCAAATCAAGCTCGGCATCCGTCAGCTTGTTTGCCAGCTGGTTTGACATCTGGTTAATACTCGACCCGCGAGTCAGGCCTCTCTCAGAAAGCGGACTGACAATGTTATTTTCAAGCGACTGCGTTGCCGCGTTGGCAAGTTGCTGCTGCCGGTTCTTGTAGCTCTGGCTGTCATAGGTCGGACTGACAAGCTGCTGCAGATATGACGGGATCGCCGAAGTCGTCTGATTGACAAGCTGTGTTTCAAACGAAGACGGGTTATAAAACGTCCCGTTTTTATTTGTTGTCGAATTGCCGTAAAGGCCGCCGGTGTTGTAAGTTTGTGATTTTGTTTTGTTTCCGGAACTCATTTTTGTAATCTCCTTAAAAGTTTCTTTTTTCTGTCCACCCATTCAAAACCTGCCTTTTTCAGGCAGATAACGGCGTTTAAGTGCCTTGTGTCTGCATAAACGACAGGGAACATATCCGCCGCCTGTCGAACTGCGTCCACGCATTCGCGATGTTTTTTGCGCTTAGCATATCCACCCAGATAAAAAAAGTCATCGGCCTCGCTTTGATAAACAAAAACCGACCCGATATAACCGTCTTTATCGTAAACGTTAAAAAAACGGCTATCTTTGATTAACCGTTCAAAACCGTTGACATCGTCGAGATTTTCTTTGTTTTTCTCAAAGCCCCGGCACGCTTCTTCCCTATCAAAAAAAGGACTTTCCTTGCCAACCAGAAAAACCATCTTTTACCCCAGCGTCTTTGTCTTAACCTTAACACGTTTCAGCTCCAGCCGCTTAATACCGAACTCCTGCCCGGCCTCGCTGGTGTAAATTCTTATCTGCAACTGTTTGAAATGCCTTAAACCAGCAAGGTTGAACATCACCGTATTACGATTCTTGTCAAACCACATTCCGCCGGCCGCGTCGTTTTTATCTTTTGCCCACAAGCCGCCGTTTTCATCGTCCGAGCTTAAAGCCCAGATCAAATACCCTTCGGAAGTTTTAACCACCCTTTTGGTCTGTTTTCTTTCCGGGTTATCGTCATAGGTCAACTCAATGAAAAAATCGTTTTCCTGATTAAAATCAAGCGTCAAAATCAGCGGCATCTTAGGCACCTTCATATTGCTGTCGGAGCCCACATTGATAATGTTTGCCAGATATTCGGCGCCGATAAATTCGTCGGCAAAATTCGACGTCTGATATTCGCGCAGGATATTTTTGCCGCTTGCGGAATAAAAAACGCTGCCCGTCGGCATCAATGCCCGGATGTTGTCTTCGGCCTGCCGCTCCACCCATTCCGACTTCAGATAATCGTAAATCAGAATCCTGTCGCCGTTTAAGTACGGCAGCTTAAACCAAATTTCCGAACGGTCACCATCAACAAAACTGACCGTTTCAATCTCATCAAGACGGGTTGTATCAATCTGATCAAAAAACTCAATCACATTATCCGCCAGCCCGTTTGTCGGTCTTGTCTGCCCGACGTCGATCAGATAATAGGCAAAAACATTTTTGGCCTTTGCGTCAAAATAAAACAGTTTGTTGTCAAATTTGATCACCGACTTAAAACTTGCGCACCCGCCGCCCGACGCCCCACTACGTTGGAACGACGTCGCATCGCCGGGATTTCCGGTATAAGCAACCGAATAGCTGTCGGTAAAGACAATCAACGAATTGTTATAATACGCCATTGCCGTCACATCCCGATCAAGCTCCTGATAGGCCGGTTCTGTCGTCAAATCGGGATCTGAAGTCCCCCAGGTAAAAATATCCTGTGTTTTTGACCAGTGAACGCGGTTCTGGCAGTTGGTTACCAGCCGCCCGTCGTAAGATTCCAGACAAAGCCCGCGGATGGTTCTTTCCTCAGCATCTTTTGCGTCAATTTCCTTAACCCGGTCGCTTTCGCTCTTCTGCTGCATATTGATCGCAATATACGGATCAACCCCGTTTGAAAAAACAAACCAGTCATAAAACCCGTTGGCTATTGTGATCGCGTTGGCCGCGCCGGTTACGGTCAGCCCACTTTTTAAGGCGGTATAGGTGCCTTCGACCTCATCAAACAGGTAAATGTAGCCTTGAGTATCATCAACGGCATAGACAAAACGGTAAGTCACCCTGTTTTGCACGCTTTCCCATTGTCCGATGATTTTGTTCGGACAAGCGGAAACAATCTGGTTTCCGGCCGCCGTAAAAATACCGACATTATTGCCTTTTTCGGTATAACGCAGCTCGGTATTGCGGCAAGTAACGGCCGAAAGCACCGCACCCGACACAACATCGACAACCGGATTAACCTTGCGTATGCCGCGGAAATTTTGTATTGCCAAATCCATCTTTTAATCTTTCGCTATATCACCAGCTTTGGCGCTCTTTTAATACCTGCAATGTCCAGCAAATTATACCACGCCTCCCGGAACTCCCGCTCATACGGCTGATAGTTTTCGTCCGTTTCGTCGGCAATCAGGTAGACCATCGACTTGGTGTAAAGGCAGTGCATAAACAAGTCTTCAATCGCCGGGTTGTCCGGGATGTTGACCACGTCGTCCAAATCTTCAAGGTTGAATTTCTCATTGCCGGCCGCGTCGCGCGCTTTCATATTGTTGGCATAGCGATAAAAAAAACTATATTCCCGGTCCGGCGCCGGCCACAAATGGACAACCGCCCCGTTATCGCCGAAATCCGCCCAGTAAAGTTCCGGACGGCCGGTTTTAGACATATCCAGCAGATCGCCGTCTTCCGGCGCGATTTTTTGCAAATAACGGCTGCCGTCTTGCATCCACATTTGCAAGATATCGCCGTTTGGCGCCGGAAAAGCGTTTTCCTTGGTGGTCAATCCGCCTTTTTTTATGCGAAAAGGAAAATCTTTTAACCCGAAGATATAAGAATTTGCTTGGCGTACTGCCAGTTTGACGTTGTCCTCGACCTCGGCAAATGCCTCTTCCAGAACGACCGTCGACCATTTAAGGTTGGAAACGTCTTTGACAATCTGCTGAAAATTCCTCATTTTTCCTCACTTTTCTATTTGCGGGCAAAAACAAAACCGGTTACGCTTTCAATACGCTTAACGCCGTTTTTGGCCTTTTTTTTGTCCTCTCCGTTCATCAGTGCTTCCGCCATCGGACCGCGAAAAACGGAAGTTCCGCAGCCTTTTTTGGAAACATACCAGATTACATTGTCCGCCAGCCAGTTTGCCGTCTTTTTTTCTTCCGGCTCATTATCCGTCTGGCTGCCGAGTATCTTTTTTGACATATCCGTTTCATCCATCGCTTTTTCTCCAAAAAATAAAATCAAAAGGGGAGGAAAACCTCCCCCTCACATCATTTTACGACTAACTGCCGCCACCGGCCTTGCTATCAATATTATCAGCCGCCGACACATCAACGACCACGCCGGCCAAGGCTTTCGGCAAAACGACCTTTTTACCGTAAACATAAAGCCCGCGCACATTGTCGCCGAAAAATTTGTTGTCGCGCATCGCCTCAATTTTCGAGATATTCCCGGCATAGGCGATCGCGGCGTTGATCCCGGCCATGATATTGACTTTGCCGGTGGTCGTCGGCAGGTTGGTCGAGACCAGTACATCAAGCCCGGCAATGGTGCCGATGGAACCTTCGCGCAAAACACGGTCGCCGGCGTTGGTTGCGTGGATAAAATCCGGCGACTGGATTAAAATCGCTTCCACGTCCGGATTGATAACCACATAAGGCATCGCCTCACCGGCCGCCTGATTAGACTTAAAAACCTGATCGTTTTTAGTCTGAACGGCATTGTTGTTCTTCAAGGTCTTGGCAAGCCAGACCAACACCTGATAAGCATTATCTTTGGTCAGCGTGATTGCCGTATCCGTCCCCTTTTTGTTTTCCGCCGGAATTTCCGAAAAAGCCGACAGAATAAAAGTGTCTTTAACCAAATCGACGGCCGTTTTGGCTCTGGCCTCAAATTTTGCCTGCAAATCTTTGATATTCGACTGTTTTTGCGTGATGTCGGACAAGAAAATACCGAAAGATTTGCTCTGATCGATCTTCAAGTCCTGGCTGGTTGCATCCACCCGTTGATAGGTTACGCCACCATCGGATTCATCCTCTGAATAATCAGAGATGGTAACATCGCCGATTTCCCCGATATGAACCGTATCACCATAGTTTTTGATGTCTTTTTCATAAATTTTATTGACAATTTTCATGCCAACGCCGGATTTATCCAGCTTTTTGTTCAAAGACAAAGACCACAGCTCGGGAATGAGTTTTGCGGCCTGTCTTTCAAGCGTCTCTGCATTTGCTGACATTTTTCTTTACTCCTAAAAAAATACCGCCAAAAGACGGTGTAAAATTAAAATTCATTGATTACAAAGTAAGCATTCGCGGCAGCTTGCCGGCCTTTTCAAGCTCAATCTGCCGCGCAATCTTATCGTACTGTTTATCGAACTCGGCCTCGCTCAAATTATTATAATCCTCACGGGTCAGCCACGTTTCGCCTTTTGCCGCAGGCGCATTGTTATTAGGCGCGGTCAGGCTTCCCTGCATTTCCCGGTTTTCAGCAGCGGCTTTGCTTTCTGCAATATAGCGGTCAACGGCAGCTTTCTCCGCCATGTCGATCAGCCTTTTAACCTCCGACAAATCCGCTTCACCGCCGGTCAGGTTGATAGCCAAAGCCACAATCTCCTGTCTTTCCTTTGCGTTCAGCCAGTCGCCGCTTTCCTTGGCAAAAGCCTCAAGTCTTGCCTTGCTTTCGGAGAGCTTGCGCGTCATTCGTTCACTTTCATGAACTTTCGCGCGTTCTTCTTCAAACAAAGCGGTATCCTTGGCAATCTCAGCAATCACCATCGGCGGAAAAAAGCTTTGCGCCGTTTCCAGATCCTTTGGGTTCACTGTGTATTGATAGCGGGAGAGCGCCGCCGCTGCTTTGGCTTTTGCCTCACCGTCAAGCGCCTCCAGCGCACGTACGTATTGCATGAACTCCCGGTTTTTTACCTCAAAAACAAACTGCCTTGAGGCGTCATCGGAAAATCCTGCGCGCTTTGCCTCTGCCTCTCGCTCGGCTTTTGATGCTTCTTCCGCCTCACGGTAAGCCTTCAGCTGCTTTTCATACTCTTTGGCTCGTGCAACGAATTTCTCGCTTTCCTTATAAGCTTTTTCGAGTTCGTCTACAGATTTATATTTCCCCGCGTAGAGCTGCGGAGTTTCTTCTTCGCCGCTTTCTTCCGCCTCAATTTCTTTGGTTTCCGGTTCCGTTTCCGTCGTTTCCGGCGCGGTTGTGATTGCCGCGGTGTCGGAAGCCGCATTTTCGGCTGCGGAAGTATCGGTCGTCAAATTCTCCTCGGGTGTGGTTTCTTCGGTCATTTTCTTTCTTCTCCATAAAAAAAAGAACCTTTATTTAAGGCTCTTTATTGTTTTTCAAATTTCATGCGACATTCTTCGGGCGCTTTCTCAAGATGCCCGATAAGAAGCCCCATGCCTTTAACCCATTCGGCCGGCGCATTGACCCGGCAGGCGGTTTCAACCATATACCGGTGGCATTCCGCCAGAATAAGTTGCCCGTCTTTTGTTGCCAACGCATCACGCAAGCGTATCAATTCCGTTTGCCTGTCCATTTGTCACCTCTCGGGTTTCAAGACCTGCCGCCGGCAGCGGTTGCACATTTCCCGCAAGCTGTGGCGTCATGGCCGTGTTTTGTTCTAAAAAGTATTTATCCACATTTTCAAATTCAGCATTTGCCAAAATATCCTTAACAATCTCCACTTTATTGAGCGGAACCGCCTGATCATTCCAGACGTTGCCCAAAAGCTGGATCAATTCCTGATTTTTGGCAAGTTTGCGCTGAATGCCGGTGTTATCAGTATATTTGTACTCGTAGTTTCCCTGCCGCACGGTGTCGCCGATGACAACCGCTGTCTTCATGCCGTCGTTTTCAACATAGACAACCTCGTCGCCGAATTTCATGTTGGCATCAAGCGCCGCCACTTTCTCCACCATCGGCACAATGCCGTTTTGTTTAATCGCGTCCAGCGTTTTGGCAAGCCTCGTCGTCTGCCCCTGCACTTTTACCTGTATTTCTGTCGCGGTCGCATCTTTGGCCTCGTCCTGCCCCTGCATGTTGGGAAAAATGCCGGAAACCGTCGACGCCGTACTGTCGTAATACTCAATGATCTGCTCGTTTGAAATCAGCGGAAACTGCATTTTGATAAGCGCCGACGGCTCATCGATACCGGGCTTGTATTCAATCTGTTTGCCGGGCGCAAGTTTTATCTCGTTTTTAACAAAAAAGCCCTGCGGCGCGTATGCCGGCGGGTTCAAATTCAAGGCCTGCGCATCATTTTGCAGATTAACCTTGTTCTCCTGCTCTTTGGCGATATCATAGATTGACCAGATTTCAGGGATTCCCCGTTTTGATTCGTAGTCGCGGAAGATGGCCATATTAACCAGCGGGTTGACGATAAAGCGGTTGTGTTCAAAAACAGCCAGATATTTCCGCCCGACAACAACAATGCTCCAGTTTCTTAAAATCGTCCCGTCGTCAAGCGTGTAGTTTCCCCAGTAGGAAAGAACCTCAATCCGGTTTTCCTGCAAAACATCGTCCGCTTTTTCGGTTTCAGTGTCATCTTCCTCAACCGACTTCTTATCAAGCATCGTCTTAATGTCGGAAAGCTGCTGCCGGCTTAATTTGTAGAATTTGTTTGAGGCAATCTCATCATAGGTCAACCACTCTTTGACAATCTTTCCGCATTCGTCCCACTTCTCGCTGTCTTCAGGATTAATTTTCGGATCAAAAGTCAAATTCATCGGGTCTATCGGCTCAACCGACGGCCCGTTGTATACTTCTTCATTAAATATCCCGTAATTTTGACCGGCAAAAAGCGCTTCCAGCCCCTTTTGCTGCAACGCTTCGGCCAAAGTCATCCGCCGGCGGATCTGCCGGTATTTGGTTTTCCAGCCGATAAACAGACAAAACTCGCCGACCGAAAGCAGATATTCAATCGCTCGGTCAAGCTTGCGCTGAATACCTATCTGGTAGAAGATATTGACAAGATTTGCCTTCTGCAAGCTGGCCAGCTCACCGGAATCGTCGTCTTTACCCGCCACGTCAAACAGCTTTTCGTTGTTGGAATAAATATTGTCCCAGATAAAAGCCTGCTGCGTCTGCGAGAGCGAGTATATTTTGTTCAAATGAACGTCAGACTTCCAGTTTCCCTCGCCTCGGTCTTTGGCCGGCCGGTCGTCAAGATAGATTTCCGGACGCAGTTTTTCGGCAATCGCCTTTTGCTTGGAACGTGCCTCGTCCCAGTCTTTCCACAAATCCCCAACGTCGGCGGCAACTCTGGATGCCTCTGCCTCCGAGAGCTTGCGTGCTTCCGTTTCTTTCTCCACCAAAAATTCAAACATCTTATTCCCTCACAACTGGTTTGAAATATTCCACCATGTAGCTGGCCGCATCAAAAATATGGCCTAAATAAAGCTTGTCCTCGTCTTCTTCCACCTCCGCCGGGGTCGGCGCATCGACAATTGAACTTCCGGGCTTAAAACAAAGCTTTCTCATATTGTAGATCAACCACCTGCAACGCGGGTGAACGAAAAAATGCCTTTTCCCTTCCACATCAAAAACCTGCCGGTTAAAAGCGTTGATCCGGTTTAATATCGGCGGGTTAAACCGGCGAAGGTTGAAATTCGTCTGATAATTCGCCCGGCTCAGCGTGTTTTGAATAATCGCGTAGTCGGAATAGCGGCTTTGCGTCTTGCGATATTTGCCGCTGGCGTCCCCGCAAATCTGTACTACGCCTTTGACCTTGTCCGGCGGATAGCGGCTGATGAACTCATCGACAACATCCTGTGTAATCACGTTGTTTAAGACGATTTCGTCGAACACGAAAAAATTCTTTTTGTCATAATGCGCCAAAACCGACATTGCCGGGTTAACGTTGAAATCAAGGCTCCAGTATATGTCATATTCCTCAAAATAGCGTATATTCTCAACAACGTTCTCCGCGCTCCAGTATTTAACCACCCGCGCCACGTTTGCTCCGCGCGGCTTGTTCAAATAATCCCGCTCGAACTCATCCGGTTTGTTTTTCTTAACCAGCTCGGCGTATCCGATGAATTTATCGGAAAGCAGCCCCGTGTGCTCAAGCTCGGGATAGTTCACTTCGACAAAATAGGTCTTTTCCGGCGCCGTCTTGTTATAATAATCCAGAAAAAGCGCTTTTTCGACCGGCAAATCGTCGTCAATCCGGTTGTAAATCACAATCAGTTTTGCACCTTCCTTGCGGATTGTTTTTAACAAAACATCCCACACGCCGGCAGACACCGCCTGCGCCTCATCAACCAGCCAGATATCGACCTGTGCCAACCCCTTGATCGCCTCACGGGCGTTATCGTTGGCGTCGCGAAGACCCAAGAAGGTAACCGTCGCCCCGGTTAAAACATTTTTTATCGTTTCAGTGTTCGAGACAAATCCGCGCCCCTTAAACTCGCCGTCGATCAGCTCTTTGAACTCATTAATCAGCGAATCCTTTTGGCTGGTCTTCGTTTCACGAAAACAAACCACCCTGAGACGCCGCTTCATCATCTCAACCATTACTGAGCGCACCGCGTGTCCGGTCTTCATGGAACCGCGCCCGCCGGTCAGAGCAAACGTGTCAAAGCGCCCGCTTTCCATCTCAAAAAGCGGTTTGAATTTCTTATAACAATACATCAGTCGACAATTTCAATCTTAAACGGTGAACTTTCCAGATTTCCAACAGCCACCTCCTGTTTGGCGGCAAACTCGTCCCGTGCTTTTCTCTCCAAATACCATTTGGCGGTATTTTCGTCCTTATTTTTCAAAGCCTCGGCAACAACAGTCCGCGCTTTCAAAACAAGCTTTTGTTTCAACATTTCTTTTCGCTCCCGAAACTCAGGATTTTTCTCTTGAAAACGGTACAAAATTGATGGAGAAACATCCGCGTAAATACAAGCCTCTAGGTCACTGCACCCTAGAGAAAAAGCCTGTTCCAGTTTGGCGAGGGTTTCGGGAGTAACGCTTGACGGCCGACCGCCTTTATTTTCACTTTTTTTAGCGGTTTTCTTCTTCTCCTTTCCGTTTTTGTTTTTTGACTTTTTTTCCATTTTTCTCATCACCCCGGTTCATCTTTTTTTACTCCGAAAATCTCAAAAAAAATCCCCGAAGAGCGGCTAAGGAAACAGAAAACCGCTCCCGGGAAAATAAAAAAACCCGATGCCGTGAACAGAGGGGAGATGCCATGGCATCGGGAAAGAAAAGCAGCAAAACGAAGCTACGGTTTCGGCAATTTTCCGATTGATACCGGATTATTGCCATAAAAAAACGGCCGTTTCAAGAAACGACCGTCAGGATGTTCTCAATCAACAACTGAAAAGGTAAACTGTGACAACCTTTAGGTTCAGTTGCCGATTATGAATAAAATTATACAAAGTTTTCGAAAACTTGTCAATAAGTATTTTCAATTATTTTTTATCTTTTTCCTATTTTTACCCTTTATTTTTTTATAAAAAATAATAGAATTTAAAATTTTATTCCTGACATTTTTTATTTGGCTTAGAAATATAACCAACAATAAAGGCAATAATCGGAGGAACAACCATACTAAAGAAATTTTCAATTTCAGTTATAAACTTTTTTGCATTTTCGGATGCCTCAACTGTAGAAAAAGGCCAAAAGATGGGTTGAAAACTTAACCATATCCATAAAACTGCTAAAGTTATTAATCCAGCCCCAAATAAATACGATAATACTATTGCAATACAAGTTGCGTGATGTATATAACGGATAGCGCCTTTTGCCATAGCATCTTTTACATTTTCAGCTTCCACGACACTTTTTTCATAAGCTCTTTCATAACTATCATTTGAAAAGCCGCTATCTTGAACATTAATTGTATTCAAAATACTTTTAATTACACTATCATTATTCGAAGTATCAACCAATGCAATTTTCCAATCTATGTTCAATTACTCTTTCGGAAACAAAAAACATTTTAGCCAATTCTTTATTAGAAACACCTTTTTTCTTATATTCTAACAATTCTTTAAATGGAACTAACAGTTCTGCTGCAAAAGTATTTGCTTCTTTTTCCATTGGGTCATCTTCTCCTCCATTTGGACGACTTAATTTCAACTCATATTCATCACGTCTATCTTTATGGAGAAGCCAATGACCTAATTCATGAGCAATCGTAAAATTTTGCACATATGGTTTTCTTTCTGAATTAACAATCATAACTTTTTCATCAAAATCTATGAAACCATTAATCTCTTTAAACTTTTCTCCAAACTTTGCAAAAAAGACCTGTAATCCCTCTCTTTGCGCAATTTCTTTCGCATTCACCGGAGCAGAATAAATATAATTTTTTTCCCGTACTTTTTTAACTTGTTCTCTTACCAAATCATAATTCGGATAGATCAAATTTAAATCGCACTCTTTTTGCTTATTGTTTGTCATGGTTACACCCAGAAGAAATAACTATTTTTTTGATACACTATAAAAATATAATTCGCAACAGATTTTTTTCATCCCTTGATAATCAACATTTTCAAGTCAGTCGATAAAAAAATATAAGGCATAAAAACATGTAAAAAAACGACTCATTTAAACCCAATAAAAATTAATATTTGCAAAATGATCCTCACATTTTACCAAAAGAGAAACACGGCATAATCCATAAAGTCAGGAAATATGCCGCGAACTCTAAAACGGTTCTCATTACAACGCTGACAGTTCTATTTTTGTATCAAGCATTCCGCGAACGGTTGCATAAAGCGCGTCGGTGTTCATTTCAAAATACTTGGCATTCTTGCCGCGGTAATGTTCGCAAAAATCGACGTGCCCCTGTAAATGGCTGGCATAGCTGTAATAACGGCAGGCAAGCCCCTTGCAGGCCTCAAGCAAACGATAAAGCTTGTACATATCCGCGCTTGACTTCTTGTAATCCCAGAGCCCCGTCAGCAGATGGCCGAGATGCGTTTCAATCTCCATCGGGGTTAAGCTCGATTCGGTCAACAAGTCGTCGCTTAAGATGTTTTTAATCGGGTTGACATACTCAATGACTTTGCACCCCTCAAGAGCCTTGCCGACGACAGCCTTGGTAATTCCGCCGATTTCCTCTCTGGCTTTTGCGGAAAGGACAATCTCCTTTTTGCCGGAAGGCAGCGACCGGGTGTGCTCGGAAACGATGACCGGCTTGTCCTGACGTTTGCGCAGTTCCGCTTCCATAGCTCTAAAAGCGACAATAAACTTTTCTTTCCATTCTGCGGCTTTTTCTCCGGTAAAACCCATAACGAGAAACATCCAGCCGTCTTGTGTCATATCGTAATAAGTTCTTTTTTCGCCTTTTTGGTCTTTATATTCAACGGACGCAAAATTGCGTGCGTTAAAATCTTTACTACATTTCAACAACTTAATAGAGCGCAACACATCACAATGCCGCTTTCCGAAACGATCGGCAACTGTTAAAGAATCAGTTATTTTCTCATCTCCTTATAATAATTTTCAATATCATCCCAAAAACCAACAGTTGCCATCCCAACAATCTGCGGTCGGGGAACTTTGAGTTTTCCCCAGTAGTGTTCAATCAGACAATCCAATCCTCGGCAAACGGTTTCTTTCAACAATTCCAAATCATGGATATACTGGTCTTTTCGGATGTTGGGAATTTTTATCGGCGCATTTTCACAACATATCTGCCTAATAACAAAAGACTGCTTCTTATCCAAACACGATATTGCTTTGATAAATCTCGTACGCGCATCCAAAACAGCCGGAGACAATTCATTGCGTACAGAATTATCGACCCGGGGCTTGGTGTAATCAATGATACCTTCAGCTACAAAACGGCCGTGATAATAATCTTGAGCAATCCGGCAGCCTGCTTTCATACGATCATCCTCAGAATATCTGGAATCCCCAAAAGATAACCAACCTTTGGATTTATATTTCTCAAGTACACTCTGCCGATATAACGTTCCATCCTGAAGACGGATGAACCCCAAACATTCACAATCTTGTTTGTTTATATAATCAACCATCACGCACCTACTTTCTTCGCCCCGCCGGTTTAATTTTCTCCAAAACATTTTCCAAAACTTCTCCGAGAGGTTTGAAAGTATCTTCTTTCGTTTTTGTCATGCTGCCTCTTTAAAAAAAATTCTCCGCCGAAAAGCACTGTGCTACGGCTCTAAAAATATAAATAAAAATATACGGGTCATCTGTATTCTGTTCTTCTACGGTTACAAAACCAACAATAGCCTTAGGAACACCGTTGTTTGCTTTTTTAATCTGGGCATACCATTGCGATACAACACTTGATACTTCACAATCCCTACATTCCTCAGGCTCATCAAATGAACATCGCAAAACAGCCTCTAATTCAAGCTCGCAGACATGCTTATCCGTAAAATTTGGCTTTAACAAACAGTTTCGTAAATCCTTTTTGATTTCATAGGCATATTTTTCTTTAGTCCACATAATCTTTTCTCCAGTATTGCTGTTGGTACTTATCTTCTAAAACATAACTGTCCTGGTTATACTCCAGTTCACATTTACCCCCGGCAGGATCGCCCAAAGTAATATCTTTAACCTTATGGACAATTACTTGGGTCGTTTTACTGAGCTTTCCCGTCCCCTCGTTTTTTTCACGATGGATTGTCAAACCATAATCCGCCATATTATACCAATCTGCCGAACCGCTGATTGAATACATATCGGGAACTCCGTCTTCTTTTGATTGCTTTTTGGGATGAGCCACAAAAATGATAAGGATATTTAAACGCTTGGCCGCCAAACTTAATTTCTTCAAAATTTCGCCGATATACAGATCTTCACGATCTTGTATGTCCCTGTCTAACCGATTGTATGGATCAATAACCAACGAATTAATTCCGTAACGTTTCGCCGCATATTCCGCTTGGGCAATAATCTCGTCCACGTTCCAGCCTCTATCCAGTTCAAGCCGCAAATAATACAGACTTAATTCATCGATTCCTTTGCTGACATCCTCAAGGCTTGAAACTTTTTGCGAAAAGGATTTATGGTAAGTCATCGCATAAAGCCGGGAAAAATGGTTTTCCAAGGTGTTTTCAAAACTGACAATCAAATGCTTCCAACCTTGACTTTGGGTCAAATTAACCATTAGATTATCCGTAAAAAAGCTTTTGCCCCGGGTCGGTATGCCTGTAACAATCATCAGATATCCCGGTTTGATAGTGAAAATTTTATCCAAATCAAGCCACCCGGTTGAAAATCCCTTTTCAAACCCGTGTTGGAAATAATTTAAAATTTTATCTTTGTTAGAGGAAAAAGTGGTTATCCCCGCCAATGGAACAAACTCGGCAGTCGCAATACAGTCTTTCAGGATATTTGGCTCAACCCTTAAGAAATCATTGGCATCCTTGCCTCTAAGCTCATATTTGCTCCAGTCGGCAATTTTACATTTTTCCCTGCCCAGCCGCTGAATAAGATGCCGTTGTAGGACATGTCCCGCCTCATCACTGTCAACCGCAATGATGTATTCGTCAAATCGCTGCAAAAAATCCCAGCAGTTGTCAATACACTCAAGTTTTTTCTCCCCTGCCCCCTGCGGAACCGAAACAGCATACATCTCACATTCATAAAAGCTTAAAACATCAATTTCTCCCTCACAGATAATTAATTTTTTTTCGTTTTGGGGGACAATGTCCATGCCATAAAAAGTCTTTTCGGTATCTTTTTCCTGATAAAACGCCTTTTTGCCGTTTCCCAGATTTTCACGGGTCTTAATATTTACCAGTTCGCCATTCTTGAAGTAGTTGAAAATAATAAACTTATCCTTACTGGCAACCTGATAAACCTCCAAAGTCCTTTCCGAAATCCCGCGAGCTGCAAAATAGCGGATTAAACGGCTTTTATCGGTATCTTCCTGCTTGCGCGCCGGTTTGGCATAATGCTTGGAAATATGCGGCATATAGCGGTTCTCAAAAGGTATAAAACCTTCAAAATCACAACCGGCATTATGACATTTATACAAAACGCCGTCCGCCTCAAACGTAACGCTCAAGCTTCTGTCATGTTTATTCTTGCGGCTTGCCGAGCAATGCGGGCAAATGTATTTTCCGCTGCGAACAATAGCTCCCATCCCCAAACGTGACATCTCGTTGCGATAATCGTTCATGCCAATAACCCCCGTTCTTTGCTGTCGCGCCAAATCCAGTTTCGGAAAAATGCCACATAGTCGGAATATCCTCATAAGAAAAACCAAGATCTTTTGCTGCATTTTCGATAGAAATTTTATTTTTTTCTAAATACTCTTTTAAGGTCATCTTGTCCTCCTGTCTTCTTTATTACTCATCTTTTGAGTAAAAGTCAACACTTTATTTGTGTTTTACATTAAACATTTTTTGTGTATAATAGACAAAAAGGAGTAACCATGAATATAAAAGAAAGACGAAAAGAATTGGGAATGTCGCAAGCAGAATTAGGCAAAAAAGTCGGCCTATCACAACAGCACGTTCAAAGGATTGAAAATGGTTATGAAATAGGTTCGGACCTAATTCCCCTTTTTTCAAAAGCATTACAAGTGCCAATATATGAGCTTTTACCCGATAACTTAAAATATTTAGCACAAAATATAAACACGACCGAATCCGACAATTTGGTTAAAATCGATGTTTTGGATGTTGTTGCCTGCTGTGGTAACGGGGTCGAGAACTTTTCGGAGAACATTATCGGGCAACATATGATGACCCTGACAGCCCTGCGCGAGTTGACCGCCACCGCACCGGAAAACATAAAAATCATCCGTGCTATCGGCGATTCTATGACTCCCACCATCCGCCCCGGCGAAATGTTGTGGATAGACGTTTCCTACACCTCCCCATCGTCTGACGGGCTGTATCTAATTCGCATCGGCAAAGAACTACTGGTGCGGCGTATCCAGCTGAACCCGTTTGACGGCAGCGCGGTCATTAAGGCGGACAACGAAGCATACCGGTCTTTTCCGGCAGAAAGTTTTGAAGCTGTCCCCGTCCTCGGCCGGGTGATATACCATGTGGTGCGCATGGTATAAATTATGAAAAACATATTGACCTTTTATAAATAGCTCTTATAATATATATCACGGTGATAGGTTATGAACATTGAAGACAAAATAGAAGATCTGTCTTATATGACAGGCGTTCTGAACACAATGGCCAGAAGCGGAGCGCTTGATTTGTGTTACACCAACCATTGTACGGAACGCATGAAAGAAAGAAATATCACCGTTTCTGATATAAGATTTGTCTTAAAATGCGGAATTATCGAGTCATATCTTGGGCCGGCAGAGTTTGAAGGGAGCAACAAAATTCATAAATATAAAATTACCGGGGACTACCTCGGTGACGATACTGGTGACCGGGAAATAAGCCTTGTCATCCTTGTTGAAATTGACCGTTTCAAAAATCCGGCTATAAAAGTACAAAAAATAATTACGGCTATGTGGAGAGATTGAAAATGCAACAAATTTATCATTACACAGAATCGGGACTTGATAATGTATATTTACACAACATTAATATCGTCCACGATTCCAAAGGCGAAGAGGTTGTTTACATTCCCAAAGTTAACCAACTACATCAGGTTATTGCACAGGGAATCATCAATAAAGCCGGTATAATCAACGGCAAGGAACTCCGCTTTTTACGGACAGAAATCTGCTTAAAGCAGGCAGAACTGAGTAGTCAGCTCGGCAAAGAAGCACAAGCTGTCGGCCGGTGGGAACGAGGTGAATGCCCAATTGATAAAACAACAGATACGCTTATCCGTATCATTGCCGCTGCTTTTCTGGGGCTAAAAATTGATCTAACGGAAATTCCGGCGTTACATCAAAAGCAAGCCGCAAACGACAATATCAATATTGACGGAACTGATGAAAATTACCAGCTGATGGCAGCTTAAATTATAGTTTTCTTCTCAAACCAAAAGCGAAAGGTGTCGAATTGGACACCTTTTTGTTTTCAAAAAAATTTCCAAACATTTACATTACACAAAATATATTTGATTTTTTACTTTTAATGTATATATAATAATTATTGCAATATTCATATTTATCTATACAATGACCAAAAAGAGGAAAAAAAATGATAAGCGAAGAAAGAAAAGAAGACACTTTAACCATCACCCTCACAAACGGTGATATTGATTTATTCAACCAAGCTATTGAAAAATACAATTTTATAGATGGTCAGGCAATGCTTCGTTTTGCCTTAAGCCTTTTAATCATTGCAGAGGATAAAGAAATTAAAATTAATAAAGGGGGAATGTTGGTCGATATTGCACCCAACAAGGATTTGATAAAAAAATCGGGAAATAAAGAAGATGAACAATAAAAAAGACGATTCTAATCCTCTCAACTATGTTGACATAGATTCGCGTTTGCAAAAATTTGAAACCCCGGATCAATTTGCCGATTTCTTTTGCAAATGTGCAGAAAGCCAGAAAAAAATCAACAATGCTTTGGCGATTGTGATAAAAGAACTGATCAGCAACGATAAATTCGTTAAAGAAGAACTGAAAAAACTGGCACAGGAAATTATTAACGAAGATAAAAGCCATTTCATAATCCGTTGTATAGAAAAAGTGAAATATCTTATAAGCGCCGCTTTTGGAGTTGCCTGCACATTATTTGTCCAATGGTTGCTTAAGATTTTGGAATTAAGCTAATTTTTTAATTTTGTTAAAATCTCCTCACCGCCTTCGGGCGGTATTTTTTTGCCTTTTCCGATTTTTCACTCCTGTTCCGAAATTCAACTCAAAAAAATATCGTTTGTTTTCATTGCTTTAGGCTGTTTTTGCAAATTTTTATAAAAATACTCATTTTTTGTGTTGACAATTACGCATTTTATGAGTAATATTTACACATAAGATAACAAAACGAGGTCAAAAAAATGAAAAAACCAATATTCAATCTCTGCAACAGACTCTGGGACATTGTTATCCCGGAAGACTGGAAGAACCAGACGGATTACCCGGAAAACACCGCCAAGTGTTTAGAGGCTGGCGATAAAGTAAGAGAAATGAGTGTTGCTCAAATTGCCGATGACCTCGGCTGCGGCATACGGACAGCGAAAGCCGTTAAAGCAGAATTTGAGAACGGCTGCGACAAGTGGCTGGCGGCCTAATTAAGGGGAGAGAAAAACAATGGGCGTTTTTGAACAAGATAATTTCATCACCGAATTTTTTACCAAAACGGACAGCTTTATAGAAAGGGAAAAGGCAAGGCAGCGACGCCTTGCGGAGTTAGAGGAAAATTACTTTTTCGAAAAGGACGAAGACGATGAATAAACTTTTGACCGACGCTGAAATGGACAGGATGGAGCTGATATTCGGCGCCACCCTGCCCGCCACAAAAGAGCCGGAGGTAACGGAAACACAAAAAATTGCCGCAGCCTTCGTTCTGGGGCTGGCCACAGCGGGAATGTTTTTAATTTAAGAAATTGAGGGAACAATGAGTATTTATGAGAAATTAGGACAAATTCAAAAGACGTTGAAAGCCCCTAAAAATCAAAGAAACAAATTTGGGGGGTATAATTACAGATCATGCGAAGACATTCTTGAGGCAGTTAAGCCGTTGCTTGACGGGTGTGTTTTAACCGTATCCGATGAAGTCGTTTCTTTGGGAGATCGGTTTTATATCAAAGCAACCGCCCGCCTTGCTTTATCCGGAGATGAATTTGTCGAAAACACAGCCTGGGCGCGTGAACCGGAAACCAAAAAAGGGATGGACGAAGCTCAAATCACAGGAGCAACATCTTCGTATGCCCGCAAGTATGCGCTCAATGGCTTATTGGCTATAGATGACACAAAAGACGCGGACGCTTTGAATAAAGAAGAAAACAACAAAGCTTTTGAAAAAGCCGCTGCAGCGGAAAAAGCAGCCCAAACAAAGGCAACCAATGCCGCAATCAAAACCGGCGGCGAATATATCGCCCCCAAACAGCAGCAAACGCTTGAAGAACGTTATAAAAAAGCTTTGTCGTATTTAAAAACACAAACATCTTTCAAAAGCAAATCTGTTGCAGACAGTATAAACACGCTGCTTATGGATCTTAAAAAAGCAGGAACTGCCGGCTGGCATGACGACATCATGGCTGAATATAACAGGCTTTCTGCAATCGACGATTTTATTCCGGACGGCGGCGTCGTGAAAGATTATAGAGTTTAGCCATGCAGATTACCAAAGATTATGCCCGCAGGATATTTCAGGGATTGCCGGCAGCTCTTGCCAAAATCGAGCGGATAGAGGGTGACCAAGTTTATTTTGAACTGCAATCGCCGACGGCGTGGAAAACCGCCAAGCAAAACAACCTGTTTCATTCGCTTTTGCAATGTTTTTGGAGTTCCGGCTGTGCCAGCTTTGGCGACTATGACAGTTTGCGGCTTTACTACAAGCGGGTTGCCGGGCTGGTGAAGAAAAAAGACGGCATGCTGTTTGAAAGCAGTTGGTCAGAAGCAAAAAAAGAGCAGGCTCGGGTGGCAATTGACATGCTGATGCGCGATATGGACATGGCCGGCGTTATCGGCAGCGGACAGGGTAAAAAATACGAAGACATCTTAAAAGGCATCAAACAATTTTATCAGGAGTTTTGAAAAATATGTTGACTTTTGGCAAAACATACGGCTATACTGGCGGCAGAGTTCAAAGCTCTGACACAAGCGGACACACCGCCCCCGAAAGATTTGGCGAGTTTTTTATATCTTGTTTAGTCGGGAGTGCGGCTAATATATCGAATATGCCCACCTATCTTGTGTTAGGCTTTGAGCTCCCGACACCTCACGGTTTGAGGGGTTTTCAAAGAGGAACACAAGATATGACAAATTCAATTTCTATTTACAATTTCAACAATAATCAAGTACGCACGGCTAATATTGACGGTGAACCGTGGTTTTGTCTGGCTGACTGCTGCGCGGCTCTTAAAATTAAACAGAACCGCGACACGGCAACTCGATTGTCGCAAAAGGGTGTCGGAAAAACCGACATCCTTACCGCTGGCGGTAAGCAGGAAGTAACCTTTATCAACGAACCGAACTTGTACCGCTTAATCTTCCGCAGCAATAAACCTCAGGCGCAGGCGTTCGCTGACTGGGTTTATTCCGAAGTTTTGCCCTCTATCCGCAAAACCGGCGGTTACGGCGTTCCCGCCCCTGTTGATATGAAAGCCGTCGGCGGGCTGGTCAAAAAGTGCTGCGCCGTCGCCGTGCGGGAAGAACTTGCCAAAGCTTTTGACGACCTTGTCTTCCGGGAAACAATCAAAAGCATTGTCCGCGAGGCCGTGCGGGACGAGGTGGCGGACTGGTTCTTAAAAGACGGGATAAAAGAAGACACTTTCAACACCTCGCCGACTGCAGACGGTCTGCCGGCTGTCAACTGGGTAGTTGGTATCAGCCATGGGGCAACCGTGCTTTATGAGCTGATACAACAGTATCAGAAACGGCAAAAAGAAGCCGTTGCCCTGCTGGAGAGCCGGAAATGCTGAGACAAATTGCAGAGTTCGCGGCGTACTTCCTGACCTTATGGGTGCTGCCTTATTTAATTTTATGCCTGTTTTAACAAATTTATGGAGAAACCAAGAAATGAACGAAGAAAACAAAAACAAACTTTTTATCAGCAACCGCGACCGGGGCTTGTCGGTGGCTATCTTCAAAAAAGAAGAGGTTGACATCAAAGGCGACGGGAAACTGCACACAACCTATTCTGCGAACATACAGCGTTCTTGGCAAAAGCCGGAAGACAAAGGCACAGACAACTGGCAGCGCCAAAGCCTGAGCCTGTTCCCGGACGAGCTTTTGAAAGTGGCGGCGCTGTGTGTTCGCACCTACAACGAGCTGGCGGCCGAAATTCAAAAAGAGAAGGATAGGAAAAATAAAACGAACTCGGCTCCAAACTATCCGTCGCAGTCTTATGACACCCCGGAACCGCCGGTATATCTTGACGACGTTCCGATGGATTTTTGAGGGTTCTCCCAACCGCACGGGCACGCGGTTAAAAGGCCCGATATTACGGAGGGTGGCGGAATAGGTAGACGCTAGGTTGACGAACTGAGGGGCCTGACAAGGCTGCTGGAGCAGATAGGCGATGCGAATTGGGTTCGAATCCCGACAACCCCATGCAAGGTGCAGATCCTTGCCCCTCCACAAAATTTGAAAGGAAAAAAATAAATGGACATAAAATTGAAAAACTTAAAACAAGAATACATGGGACGCTGCAATATTATTCCTTGCTGCGATCTTCCAAAAATAGAAGGAAGTTTTAACGACCTTAAAGATGATATTATCGACAGTTTTGTTAACCAAAACATAATAAGTGACTGGACACTAAAAGACGGAGTTCTAGAAAAATACAATAACAATGAAGAATTTGACAATGATGATGAACGGGAAGAAGAATTTTGGAACGAAGTTGTTTGCCGTTGTCTGAATAAAGGCTATTTAGTGATTTATGAACTTCCTGTACCAAACGGAATACACAAAAATAATGAAAAAATAGAATATTTCTCTTATTCATGGGGTTATTTCCAAACTCATTTTATCCACATAACCGACCTTGCACAACTAACATCAGTATTATCTAACTTGGATGATCTGATCATCGAAGAAAAATATAAAGAAGAACAACAGAAAAAAGAAAAGTAATACAACATTACCCCGGGGCGGTTACCCGCCCCGACGATAAAGGAAGACAATGAAAATACTCAATTTATATGCCGGCATAGGCGGAAATCGCAAATTGTGGGGAAACGATCATGAAATAACCGCCGTAGAGCTGCGTCCGGAGATAGCTGCAATTTATCAGGACTTTTTCCCAAACGACCAGGTGGTCGTCGGAGACGCGCATCAGTATTTACTGGAGCATTACCGGGAGTTTGACTTCATCTGGAGTTCACCGCCCTGTCAAAGTCATTCAACCCTACGCGGCCGTACTTGTGTTGCCAAAGGACAATCAAAACCCATTTATTTCGACACCAAACTCTGGCAAGAGATAATTTTTCTCAAAACATACTGTAAAAAGGATTTTGTTGTTGAAAATGTAATACCTTATTACAAACCGTTGATTGCCCCGGATTTCAAGATTCAACGGCATTTATTTTGGAGTAACAAATTCATTCTTTCGACACATTTTGAGAAAGATAATATAGACAGGGGAAATGTAAAAATATGGCAAGATAATACAGGGTTTGACCTCGGCAATTATCAGTTCAGTCGTAAATCCGGTCTGCGTAAGGAGCAAATTCTTAAAAACTGTGTCCGGCCGGAACACAGATGTGGGGGGTACCGCAAAAAGTCTGCGTCGCTATAGCAAAAGAATTGTCTCCCCATTTCCGTCTTGTTGGATTTTGGGAAACTGACAAAGGAAACGGCGTTATTGTCGAAACCGACGACGGAGAACAACGGCTGTTATCTCACGAGCAATATAACGATTTGATGAAAGCCAGAAAATCGAAAGGAAAGAAAAATGAAACCGCTTAAACTTGTCTTGACCGACCATTGGTTTGAAGAAATTAAATCCGGGCATAAAACTCACGAATACAGAAATTTCACCCCTTATTGGGAAAACAGATTGCAGAAATTTGAGTTTTCACAAGGGTACTTTGTCCAGTTTCAAAAAGCATATCGGAAAAACCCTGAACGTATGACTTTTAAAATCGACAATATTCGCCTTGTAGACGGTAAAAACACCGACTTGCATATTGACGGCCTTGTTTTTGATATTGAACTTGGGGAGCGCATTAGATGACTAAAACCGACCGAGAGATTGAACTTGAGAAAAAGCTTTCGATTGCTGTTAAGGCTTTGAGATATTATGCAAATTCTAATTGTTGGGATGATTGTTTCTATAACGGCCGCATAAAAGTTAGCGCTTATTTGCAAACCGCCGGCTATAAAACTGCCCAGCAAGCATTAAAGGAGATTGAGAAATGCGTAAAAAATATGGATTAACACGGCACGAGCAAAAATTATTAAGTAAAGCTCAATACTACCAAAACAAAGCCTCTGAAATGCACAGAAAATTTTCCGATAGTCTACAAAATAGGTTTTACAATTCAACCACAATCAGCGAGTTTGAAGAGTGGGATTTATGGACGTTGAACGAAAGCGGGGATTGTTCAGGAAGTGAACAGGAAGTACTGTTTTGGCGAAAAGTAAAAGAGGAGGAGGAAGACTAATGTCATATTTAGAAGAACTTCTGCCCGAGTTCAAAAAAGGGGCTAAGATTAGAAGAAAGGATTGGAGAGACGGAAAGTATATTAAACTATCTGGAGTTTACGCAAAAGATGAATATGGCGATGTTTATTTTATTGAGCCTAACGAAATAACAGCGGATGATTGGGAACTCTACGAAGAGCCTATCGACTGGCAATATATCATTGACCACAAGTGCCCCTGCTGGTTTTGGGATTACGATTTTAGCTATAAGGTAATGCGCTTTTTAAGAAACATTGAAATTGATTTGAATAGGCCTTTTTTGGATGAAAATCACTCTTACTGGAAAAACTGCCGCCCCGTCCGCAGAGATGAAGTAACTTTTTACGAGGATAGAAAAGATGACAAACAGAAATCTTGACGGCTGTTATTTCCGTATCAGACGCGGGGAGAAATACGAAGACCTGTGCTTCTCTGACCTCACCCGCGACGAGCAGGAAGAGCTTTTGAAAGACAAATCCCCGGAGTTCATTGTCGGGCTTACCCAGCATCTTGCGGAAACCCTCCGCAAAATCGGGGACGAATTCGACTTGAGGGGAGAAAACCATGATTGACGGTTTTTACACAGCAGAAGAAATCAAGCCGCTGCTGGGAATCAAAGCGCGGCCGGGAGATTTGCGGACGCTTAACAAGTATGTCAAAAACGGCAAATTAGAAGTCTTTTATTATTCAAAAAAAATAAAAGTTTATAGGCCGATACTTGTTGCTATTTCGAATCAGGAAAAAAGCATAATTGAAGATGATTGGGTAATCGAAAAATAAAATGAAAATTCCTTATTTAAGACATAAAAAGCTAAAAAATGGAGAAATAGCTTATTATTTCGACATTCCAAAGCATATTATGCCGGCGGGTTGCGAATTAAAACATTCGTACCCGCTAGGCAAAAACTATGTCTTAGCATGCCGGGAAGCCCTAAACCTTTTTGAAGATTAGAGAATTTCAGGAAAAGCGGAGAAAATATACAACCTAAATCTTTGGCACATATATGGTCTATTTACAAGGAGAGTCGCCTATTTAAGTCCATAAAAAAATCAACGGCCCGCACATATCAATATACCTTTGATATACTGTCAAAATTAAAATCAGGAAAAAGCGGCCGTTCTTTCAAAGATGTTCCTCTGGATAGTTTTGATTACGATAGCGCATATAATTTGTATGAGAAATTTGTTATCTGCTTCAAAAAAACTCAAGCTATGTATTGTATAACTGTCTTAAAAATGCTTTATAATTTTGGTTTTAACAAGGGCATTTTTACAAAAAACAATCCATTTGCCAATTTAAGGATAAAAAAGAATAAACCTAAAAAGTTTGTTATTCCGCACGAACACGTAAAAAGTATAATTGACAAAGCCAGAGAACTTGGCAAAGATAACGACAGTTATTTAGCCGTAGCCCTTGCGACCGAACTTAATTTTTATATTGCACAAAGAAATGCTGATGTGCTGAAATTACAAGATAAAGACATTTACAAAAAAGGCGACAATTATTTTTTTAACATTAACCAAAATAAGGTTGACAACGTAAACGTCAAAGTACCTATTCCACCTCACCTTGTTGAAGAAGTTTTAAGTAAAAAAGGTTACATCATTGCTGATCGTTTTGGTAAATTCGACGTTCAAAGATTTAGCCGCTATTTTAAGAAAATACGAGATATTTTAGGATTCGATGAAAGATATATATTTAAAAATATGAGGCATACCGGAAGTACTGCCTATGTCGAGGCCGGAGTGGCCACAAACGCTATTATTTCAATTACCGGACACACTAACGAGGCTATCTTTAATCAAGTATATAAAGGCAATACGGAAGAGGTGACTTTGCCGGCATTGAAGAAACGGCTTGAGGCAGAAAGTCGGAATAACAAAATAAAAGAGTCGGAATAGATTAAATAAAGCAAGCAAATACAATATGTTGCACAAACAACACAATAGACTTAAAATCTGTTGGCCGCAAGGCCGTGCCGGTTCGATTCCGGCCTAGCGCACCACCTTATAAACCGCCGCTTTCGGCGGCTTTTTTGTTGCGTTCTCCGCAACCCCCGTTTTCAGCGTTTTTCAAACGGTAAATTCCGACAAAGCTGCCGGACTTTTGAACACGTTTTTTAAGAATTCGATAAAATCATCCGCCTGTTCGGGGGTAACGTTTTTATTTTCATGTTTTTCCGGAGGAGAAAAATCTTCAAACATCTGACCAACTGTCGGCGAATATCTGAAATTTCCCAAACAAGGCGCTTTTCCGCTTAAATAGTCGTAAACGCTCATGCCTTTGGAATCTTTCAGATTAATGTCCGCGCCTTTTTCCGCCAGATATTTTGCAATTTCCAGATTTCCTTCCTGCACGGCATACATCAGGGCCGTGCGTTCGCCGTTTACAAGACAAATGTTCTCCCAGCAGCCCGCATCTTCCGAATATCCCTTATTCGTTTGCGCGTTTATATCCGCTCCGGCCTCAAGCAAAATTTTCACACTTTCCGCAAACCCGTATTGAGCCGCGTACATCAAAGCGGTTTTGCCGAAAGCATTTCCCGCGTCAACATCCGTGTTCAGACCGAAGCAGCTCAGTTTTTCCTCATTATACGGACAGGTTTCAATCAGCATTTTCAAAACATCGGGACGATGAACGCTGACCATTAAAATTTCATCCGCCTGATGAGGCGTTTCCGGTTCCGCAAATTCTTCCCCTTTTAATTTTTTGTCCTCAATCCATGCTTTTATTTCTTCCGCGGGAACTCCGGAAAGGATTTTATAGCGCAGGGTTTCCCTGTTTACCGGAAAACTTGCCGCCGCCCGGGGAATCATCACATAACGGGCATATTGCCGGGCTTTGCCTTCATCAACCTTAAAAGTTTTTACATAATGCCGCGTCAGCTTGTCGACCGCTTTGTCAAACCCGATACCGTGATTGACAACTTCCGAAAAATATTTGTAATTGGGATATGATTCCATCGCCCAGGCTTCAAGCGGCAAGGCTTGCAAATATTCTTTCTCGCCATAACTTCGTTCAAAATTCCAATCGGGATCATAATGACTGACTATATTCTTATATACATCTTCGGCCATATACACATAGCGTATCGAACCGGGATTATCCAATTCCAGTTCCCGCTGAATATAATTCCGATACTCTTCAACATCATCGGGAAAATCGTATTGCGGATACTGGCCACAGTTGGAAATATCCAGCGTTTCGGCGCCGTGTCCGCCGCCGGCGCTGTCCAAAACGGCCGTTAAATGGAGTTTTTGAGCCGTCGGGCAGGGAACCGCGATTTTCCACGGAACATAAAGCATATCGCCGCTCACATCCCCCCAAACGCTGAAAAATTTGGAAAAGTTTAAAGCGCCGATTTCTATCAGACAGCTCAAATCTTTGTAGCATTTTAAATAATCGTCTTTGATCAGCCCTTCGTATTGCCCCTGATATATTCCGTAAAAAGGGGAATCGGGAACAAGCTTTTTATATTGCGCAACCACGTCCGTATGCAGCCGGCGGGCAATTTGTTCAAATTCGAGAGTATTTACTTTTTGCGGTTCGTAAATGCTGAGCAGTATCAGATATTCCATTGCGGCAAAGCGGTTTTTGTCCGCCAGTTTTTTTAAATCTGCCAAAGCCTGCCCGGGGTTGTCTTTTACGGATTTTACAATCTCTTCGTACCGTTTATCCGCATTTTGCCCGGTTTCCCGCGTTTCTTTGCACATAAGAGAAAGAGGAAACAACAGACATACCAGAACAATCAAACAATGTTTCATTCGCCCTCCCGTTAAACGTCTGCACAAATAATATTTAATCCGGATTTATTTTTCCTTAACCCCGTCCGGCCGGCATACGGCCATACGCACCGCCTTCCCCGAAAAGAAGGAATCCTTGCCGCAGCGTCAATCGTCCGGAGTTATCGTCAAACTGTTGAAAATCAGGCCGAACTTGCGGTTTTCCTGTCCGAAGCCGAGACTTTTCGGCGAAACGGCGCCGTCAATTTTAAAAATCAGATTAACCGGATATTCGCTGCTCAGATATTTTCGGGCAATCTTGATCCTGGTCTTCGGCATCTTGCGCCCGTACTGAAAATTCCATTCGTCGATTTTCCTGTCGTCAAGATACACTTCCGCAAAAACGTTTTCATTTTTCTTGTTGACATAGGGATCAATTTCAAAATCAAGCCAAACGGAAGAATAAACCTGCGGCAGCCTGAACGACATCCGCACCGTGTTGCCCGTGCTCCATATGCCGCGGTCGTCAAACCGGACAAACCCCAGCACCTTAAAATTACGGTTTTGGCCGTTAAAGCGGTATGTACGGAAATAATTTGTCGTTTCCGTTATCGGTTTGTGGAGAAAAGCCCTCTCTTCGTCGATTGAAAAACTGCGCGCGCTCAGCAGATAATAGTCGGCGTAATATTTGCAAATGCCCGGACTAAGCATGCAATAGGTTACGCCGTAATAAACCAAAGCAATAAATACCACCAGCATTATTTTGAATTTCAGCATTTTTTCTTCTGCCCCGCTTATGTCGCTTTCGGTTTCATTATACCGAAAGCCCGGCACGATACCAAGCGGGAAATCGCCGGCGGCGGCGAAATTCAC